CAACCACAGTGACTTCGGTCCAAGTTCAGTTGGCTTAGGTAGTGGTGCAGTTACAGCGGATGTAACTTTCTCAAACTTTAGTGATTTGAGCTACGAAGCAAGCAAAGTTACTATTACAGGTACACTAGCAGAAGGTACATATTGGTATGATGCTAATGTGGTTAAGTCAAATATTGACCTCCTAGAAAATGATGCGGCTAACGGTTGGGTTTCATTCAGCGGTGACTTCCAGGTTACTTCTAGTGAACCAACAACATCAAGCAGTGGCGGCGCATTGTCAGCAGGTGATGTATGGTTAGACAGCGACGACACTGAGCACTTCCCAGCAATGTACAAATACGCAGGCGGCGCTTGGGTAGCAGTAGATGGATCTGACCAAGTAACATCAGATGGTATTATTTTTGCAGATTTCAGAGAGTCAAGCAGTTCTAGTTTAGACGCAGACGCTCCTGCAAATACCAGTTACCCACAAGGTATCTTAGGATTTAACAAACGTGCTTCTGCAGGTAATGTTAAAGAATACAAGATCAATTATACTCCAGCTGGAGTAAACATTGGCAATGTATGGGTAGATGCTAGCGGCAATGCTCCTGACGGTAACATGTACGGTTTGAGAAAAGCGGTACACAATTTAGTTAAAACAAAAATGCAAGGTGCTATCACATCTAACGATGACATCAGAAGTGAAATCAATTCATTCAACTTGATTGCCGCTCCTGGTTTCCCAGAGTTGTTAGACGAGATGATTACTTTGAGTGGTGATAGAAGAAATACAGCATTTGTTGTAGCTGATACACCATTCAGACTAAAAGCAGATGCTACAAGCACTCAGAATTGGGCAACCAACGCTAACAATGCTAGCGAAAACGGCGAAGATGGTTTGCTATCAAGCTCACCATATGCGGCAGTGTATTACCCAAGTGCTTTAGCAACAAACTTAGATGGTACTAATGTAGTTGTACCACCAAGTCACGTTGCATTAAGAACTTTAGCATACAATGACCAGGTTGCTTTCCCATGGTTTGCACCAGCAGGCTTCCAAAGAGGTCTAGTACAAAATGCTACTTCTGTAGGTTACGTTGATCCAACAGAAGGTGAATATGTTCCTGTGACACTTAACGAAGGACAGAGAGATACATTATACTTGAATAAAGTTAACCCTATCGCTCAGTTCCCAGGCAGAGGTCTTGTTGTTTTCGGTCAGAAGACATTGAACCCAACTGCAAGTGCACTAGACAGAATTAATGTTGCAAGATTGGTTGTTTACATCAGAGAAAGACTTGACGACATCGTTAAGCCATTCTTGTTTGAACCAAACGACGACATTACAAGACAAAATGCAAAAGGCGTTGTAGATGGATTCTTATCAAACTTGGTTATCCAAAGAGGTTTGTACGACTACGTTACAGTATGTGACGGATCAAACAACACTCCAGCAAGAATCGATAGAAATGAACTTTATATTGATATTGCGATACAGCCAGTTAAAGCGATTGAATTTATTTACATTCCAATCAGAATCCAGAACACATTGGGTTCAACAGGCGCTTAATAGCACATTGCTATTTAAAAAGGGCGGTTTTTCCGCCCTTTTTTTATGTCTATTAAAACTTACTTTTATAAAAAATAGAATAATTAGATAAATAAATGTAACGTAAATCCATGTAGGGTTTATAAGTTAGGAGAAAAACAAATGGCAGATTTATTTGGAAACAAAAATAAATTCGGTGTTCCTGTAAGTGATGCTGGTGATGCTGGTATTTTGATGCCTAAGCTCAAATTCCGATTTAGAGTTAAGGTTGAAAATTTTGGTGCTCAAGGTAGAGCAACAGAGTTTACACAGAATGTCATGAATGTGAGCAGACCTAAAATCAATTTTGAAGAAGTAGAGATTCATTCCTACAACTCCAAAGTTTATGTACAAGGTAAGCACACATGGGAAACTGTTCAGTTAGTTATCCGTGACGACATTCAGAACACTGTGTCAAGACTAGCAGGCAAACAGGTCCAAAGACAGTTAAACCACTTCAATCAACAGTCTCCGTTGGCTGGTGAAGATTATAAGTTTAACATGAGACTTGAAATCCTAGATGGTCAGACTACAGCACCAATGGAAACTTGGGGACTCGAAGGTTGTTTCTTGCAGAACGTAGATTACAGTGATAGTGATTATGCGACTAACGAACCAGTTACAGTTACAATGACAATCAGATTTGATAATGCATTGCATGTACCTGGCGATGGTCAGGGCGGTGGCTCTACTGTTGCTGGCGGATCAGGCGAAGTATTCCCAGAAGATAATATCTTTGGTGGTACTGCAGGACTCGGCACTTAATACTATAGAGGTGTAATATGAGTTTAGACTGGGGCAAGTTAATCTGGGACAAGTTTCTAGGTCAAGTCTTGTATCAAGATGGTGATTATTTTGCTGTAGATCTAAACCATGCTAAAACTTTCAGCCCAGCAAGCAATCCTGTAAGACAGAAATTCAACGGGTATGTTAACTTTCATTTTAACGGTGATATTAACATACCTGGTTTGAATGACCAAGACTTACAAGGAAAGCAAACAGTACTCAGTAGTTTGGTAAAAACTGCTGAAGTGCCTTCGGCTGAAATCAAAACAGATGTAAAAAATCAATACAACAAAAAGCGTATCACAGTCACTCATGCTGAGTATAAACCTATAAGTTTAACAGCATATGACACTGTGGATAGTGCGTGGGTAATTATACTCATGCGTATGTACGCTCACTTATTTTCAAATCCTTTAGGACAACACGAAGTAGATGGTAACGGTCGCCCGACCCCTAAAAAAATTCCGTACGACGTTGTTCCGCAAAAAGTACCAACAGGCAATGGTAGTGGACCGACTTACGGGTTTAATTTAACATATTCTGATAACAACATGGGATACAATATCAGGCCTGGCAACGAAAAGTATTTCATAAGTCATATAGATATTGTTCACTATCATGCACAACGTGCAATCAAGTACACTATGTACAATCCAATCGTTACTAGTTTTACAGTGGACGGATTTGATCACGCAGATAGTCAACCTGTTATGATTAATATGAATATAGAGTATGAAAACTTTTCGATAAGTCCTGTTGTAAATGGGTTTATACCGGAAGAAGATATGAAACGTTTTGTTAGATATGGGTCTGAGGAAGTATACAAACGACTTCGATCAACTGGTCCGTTAGATCGAGGAGACAATCCAGGCGGGCAACTGGCTAGTAAAGATACGAGACAACAGCCTGCATTAAAAGAACGTAAGTTAGATTTTTTAGCTCCTAATACAGCGGGCGATGCATCTAATAGCAGTGACAAACTTATTACGGACCAGTCTCAGTCTGATTTCTGGAGCGGGTTTCAACCATGAAAAGTTTATATGAGACGTTTGGTAACGAAATAAGTTTCGAAGCTAGAAAGGGTAAATTAGTGCAGTTTTTAGAAAACAGCACAATTAATTTCCCTCTCCCTGAAGCAAGCGTTGATATTTTAACTAGAATGTTAGATACGACTAAAACAGCAGGCATGGATGCTACTAAATATCAAATGGTTGAAAACAGGTTAACCAGCATAGGATTTAATAAACCAACAGCAAAAACATTAGCAGTAGCGTTAATTAAAATTGCAGATCAACAAGGTGTTCACCCAATATCTTATTTCGAACTAAACGAGGAAAGTGTCAAACTCGCAGAAAACACATATAGAGCATTAAATACTTTGCGTCCCAAAGGTAACTTAGTGGGATTGACAATTGAAAAGCAGAACAAATTTAGTAAGATATCTAAAGTAATTAGACCATAGGTGAACTGTGTCTAATAAGTATTCCCAAGGTCAATATATCATAGAAAATCCTAGCAAATATGTAGGATCGAAACCTCCTTTTGCTAGAAGCAGTTGGGAAACAGCGTTTATGCGGTTTTGCGATAGTCATCCTAATATTCTTAAATGGGCAAGCGAAAATGTTAAAATACCTTATAGGCATCCATTCACGGGAAAAATTACAAATTATGTTCCAGACTTCATGGTGCAATACGAAGATAAAAATGGCAATCAGCGTGTAGAGCTTATTGAAATTAAACCAAAGAGCCAGACAGTAATAGAGAACGCTAAAGGAAGAGGCGATAAGTTTGCAACACAGGTAAATGCCGCCAAATGGGAAGCCGCACAACAATGGTGCAAAGCAAAAGGCATTCACTTTAAAGTTATTACTGAAGACCAAATTTATAGAAAACCTAACAGAACATCCAAACCACGTCGTAAAATGCGATAGTAGGATATAAATACTTTCATGACTAAGAAATTAGAAGAAGAATTTAATTTACCCCCAATCGAAGAAGCATTAGCTAATCAAGAAGTTGATGACATCGACGAGGACGTCGAGCACACTGATATAGAGCGAATAGAAGTTGCAGATGTTGAACGTGCATTAACTAATGCAGAAAAGATAGATCATGCTTTAAAGAGTGTACAAGGCATCGGGGATCATGATATAGATATGGATGACATTGCTCGTCAAGCAGTGGACAGCTATCAGCAACTAATGAATTTGGGCATGAATGTCAGTGATAGGG